AATTGCTCATGGACTTCCGCTCCCTGTTCGTCGATTACACACATGAGCCGCTTGTCAGAGTGTACGCCCTGTGTCTGGCGAGGGTGTCCCTGGCCCCGCTGTCGAACCGCGGGTACAGGTCGCTCGCAGAAAGGTTCCGTGGCAGTGACCAACTGGCATTAGTTCGTGCCACCGCACAAAATCAACCAGCAGCAAACAGAGCGACGCCCTACTTGGACCTCGTGGATCGAGCAGGGTTCAAGTCAGGTGCCGTTTTGCCAGTGTACCCAAGACTCATAGAACAAATGTACAACTCACCCCAGTACCGTCAGCAAACATACACCATCATCCCAGTCACACCCATATCGGAGGTGCACGTCATAGGCCAGGTTCAAAGGCTAATGGCGAGCATCCCTGTAGGAAATGCGCCACCAGACTCCACCATATTCACAAATACAGTAGGACTAGCCACAGTGATAGCGTACATGAAGAGTGCGTTCGGAGTGATCTTAGCAGGCGAGCCAAAGTCACTCCAGTCTTTTCAGCGCGCGGGCACCACGTGATGTGGCCACACTGCGTGGGCCCGAGAAGGATAGTGGCAGTATCATGCATAGTAAATGTACCATTTAGGAACAACAGGAGGTTCAGGTTAATCAGCTCAACCGGACACGGAAGCTTCGATTTCAACACTGGCCTCCTGACATACACACAACACCAGCAATCGAAACTGTACTATTACACACAAATCGGACCATGCGTGAGCACACCAACAAGTGTGTACGCAAACACAGTATACAACATGTCAAAGGCACTGTACCGTCAGTTCAACAGTAGGGTATCACCACACACACAACAGCCGAGCGAGTTATACGACAGGTTTCTTCACATGCAGCAAACACGCAACTTACCACAACACAATCACAGAATAACAGAATACAGATCACAGCTCAGCATCACACACAGGTATAAGGGCCAGATACTAGAGGAATTAGAACACTACGCAGACGCGCACCCGAAGCGTGCTGCCCGCATACGTGCTCTAATAGACTTGTACCGATCAGGCAGGCATAGCGTCTGGCATAGACTGCGCGGTGCGCGCGGTTATGTCAATATGCAACTCAAGATGGAGTTCGCCAAGATAGGCAAGGTCGGGAGGACTGTGGGCGACCTGGGAGTGGAGGCGTCACTCCTGGGAGCATGGTTCATCAAGTACCTCAAGGACAAAATGTCACAAAACCCGTATGTAGCACAAGACATCCAATTGGAGGCGTGGTTTTGCCCAGACGCTTCATACCGATCACTACACAAAGCATTCACAAAGTTACACACACCACAACACACATACACACTCATATTGTTTTCAGATGATGCCGCTTTGGCAGTCACTCACAACGGACACACACAATACTTCGACATAGACATATCATCCTGCGACAAATCACACGGGCGGGCATTGTTCCAGCAAGCACGAATAATAGCTGGGGACATGTACCCAACAGACATGGAGGTCCTACTGGAGCAGTTGCGCGCTCCATGTAGGGTCAGAAACCCCTCACGACCAACGGAGAAATCAACATACCAGCCCGTGTGCGAAACACTGTATTCGGGCTCCACACTAACAACATTCATCAACAACATCGCAGTCATAAACATAGGAATAGCCATCGCCACACAGCACGCGAATACAACACAACAGATGCAAACGGCCGCCGAATCAATAGGATACATCATCACGGTAGAAGAGCGAATGAGATTTGAACACGTTCAGTTTCTAAAGTACTCCCCCGCAAGGGACATCTCAGGGAATTGGCAACCTTTGCTAAACCTCGGGGTGTACATGCGGGCTCAAGGGATGTGCCTACGCGAACTACCAGGGAGAAAAACAACACCACTGAGAGAGAGAGCGAGACAACAGTCAGCAGCCATAGCACAGTGTTCGTTTGCACATACACATTTCCCACTCATAGACACACACAGGGCAATCCTCGGGGCACCACCGAGTGATGCCAGGGTGAGATTCGCGCAACTCTCCCCTTTCAGAGCGCAGTACGTCAGCACCTGGCCCGAACTCCATTTCACAGATCAATCTGTGATGGAGAGATACTTCGATCCAGGACACACACCACCTGACGTGCAGGCGTTCTTCACCGCAGATGTGTACACAATCTGCGGCGGTCCCGGGATCTCAGAAATACTGAGGCGGGACTATGGGCTAACCGACAATGATGCAGTCGGCGGGCCCGCCCCACCCGAACTCCTAACAGATGGGAGTCGGGTGTAGCCCAACTCACGGGCGATGTTCACACGTGAACATCGGTGCACACGTGCACCAGCCACAAGTGGCGCACCCAAGGGTGCAAGTGAGTCGTCCCCGTAACGTGAGAGAGCGGGCAGGTCAGAG